TATACATTCTTTTTATCGTTTTATTATATTTTTTATAGCTTCAATATTGCAATTATTATCCTTCAATTTTTTTACATGGGGATATCCATCTGTTATTATTGGTGATGTTTCTCATCACCAATAATAACAGATGGATATCCCCATATAAAAAAATTGAAATTTTTAATATTATTTAAACGTATATATAGTCTAATATCATATATAATGACAACTAACTCGAATAACTCAATGATAAGCCTTTTTACTGAATATTGCAGAAAGCCACTACCATCTGGAGAACAAGTTTCCTTTCCACAACAAGTATTTCAATGGTTAAAATTGTTATCATTTAAAAGTGATAATAAGGTCGGTTTTAGACTATTATCTGAAAGACGATTTGTAGTTTTTACTGCTTATCGTTTATTTCAAAACAATCCTCCATCATTTGGTGGATATCCTTTGAATATTTTACTACCATTTCGTAGTATGTGTATTAATGTTACTGATGATGATATTGAATTGTGTAATTATACAGTAAAACAAATTATTAATACTGACAATGAATCATTTATTAAACTGATGGAAGATGAAAACAGAGTAGCTTCTGTCTCTTATGAAGGTTCAGTAGTAGTCGCTTTTAAAGAAGGCGATAGCTGGACGTTTAGAACAACTACTAGAACCAGTTCAAGTGAAATTGAATATGATGAATTAAATACTACATTATTTAACAAGTTCAAAGGTGCTTGCACTGTAGAACAATTAGACGCTCTACACGAATTGTATCCAAATCATTATTTTGCTTTTGTTTTAACAAATAGTGATAGATATTTGTGTGATTACAGTCAAGTATTCAATGGTCCAACTGTGATCTTGATTGGAGTTCGTGATAGTAATTCTTTAGAAGTGCAATTCGAACAAAATATTTTTAGAACATCTACTGTTGTTGATGTAAATCAAGTTAAAACTTTTTTTGCAATGCAAGAGCATAACTATTTTACAAATAATTATTTGAACCTTCAAGGATTTGTTTTTACGGATGCGGATGGTCGTGTGTTTAGAACATTTACACGAGCTTATCACGCTGGAACAATTAAAGTTCCAAATAATCCAAACTTTTTCTTAGGAGCTCTTCAATCTTATTTAAGAGGTAGTCTTCATATCTATTTACAATTTAAAAATCATCTTGAAGATTATGATGAAATCAAAGCTGATTGTTCTAATGTAGCGAATGGTATTCGTTCAATCGTTCAGTTTTTATTTTCATATTTTACAGATTTAAAATTCAACAATTTAAGTGGAATTTGGAAGAAATCATTTGATAAACTGAATGGAGAAGCATATACTGCCCTGTTTAATGATAACAAAGATGGAAAATCAAGTTATAAGAAAGTTCTTGCAGGCGTTCAATCGTTTGCTATTAAAAACCGTATGAACTTATTTAATAATCCAGGTAGATTAGAAACAGATGTATATTCATATGTTAGAACTTTAGCTGAGAAAGATAGTGATTTTGAATTGATTATTGAGATGTTTTCAAATTATCAATCATTTAGAATACATATGTTTCAAATAGTTGGTGATATGTTTAATAATAAATTTGAAGGTTCGCTTTATCAAACATTTGATAGATATCTTAAAAAGCCAGAAGTAGTTAGTGCTGAAGTATCATCAACTGAAGGTTCTGCTTCTGCTGCTTCTGCCTCAGCAAACCCTTAATTAATAATAATTAATAATAATAAATAAGAGTACTAATAAGTGCCGGGATCGTCATACTAATATTGGATGGACGATACGATTGACTGCGTAAAGGTGGAGCAGTTATTTCTTTTATATAAAAATAAAAATAAAAATAAAATACATATATTATTTTTATTTATTTCATTGGAATTTAACGACTATGATAACGTATATCGTCGTATTGCAAACAATCATTATCCCCTTTACATGTTCTATTTCTGTCTAAATAGGTCCAGGTAGCGAAATCTTTTGCATTATTTGGATAGGTAGTGATAGGCATTGTATAAAAGTCTCTCAATGATTTATCGAATGAACCAATTGTTTGCAAACTAATATTTTTGTCATAAGAGTTTTCAAATACATTTACTTTATTATATTCTCTCATTGTTTGGTTATATTTCTTATCTTTTGGTGCTTCAAGCTCTGGATTTTCGTTTAAAGTATAATTTGAATATGGATTATTCATAGTTGGAACCCTGATATTGTCAAATAACTCACCATTCTCCTTCTTATGAGTATTGTAATATCTCATTTTATGCATATTAAGTAAGTAAATAAGAATATATAATATAGATCCAATTAGACCCAGTTTTAAATTAAAAAAATATAGCATTATTACCAATAATACTATTTCATTATTATAAGTAATCAATAATCTATTCAAATATAATTTGTCATCTTCCATAATATAATTAATAAATTATTATTTATAATTTATTATTTATAATTCATTATTAATTCATTTTTATAATTCTAGATCTTCATAATACTTTTCAAGTTCTTTCTGTTGCTCGGAAGTTAGATCTTTGACTTGTTCTTTTGTTGAACCACTCATCATAGTTCCAATTAATGAACCAATATCAATATTATTCAATCCGCCACCAAGACCACCAAGACCACCAAGACCACCAAGATCACCACCAAGACTATTTAATAGTTCTGGAGGAATTTTACCTCCCATCTTATTCTTAAGTTCATTCAAAACTTCATTTAAATCAAGTTTATCTAATTGTAAAGAATTCGTGAGTTCGTTTAACATATCATCTTGTGGATTAGTTGCCATTGAAGTAACAGCACCAAGAATGTCATTAATTGATAATTCATTTGACTTTAATTTCTTACTATATGAATCACCAATGCTTGAACCAACACTCATCAATTGTTCCACAAATTGTTTCGAATCAATTTTACCATCCTCAGTCTTCAACTTAAATTTTGATTTTAAATCACCAAGAATATCTGAAACAAATTTATTGCTCTTCTCATTTGGATTCATGCATTTTTCACCATCAATACCCATCGATGACATCATGTTTTTCATATTACCAACAAGTTCGGGATTAGACATTACATTATCTAATATGTTTTTAATACCACCCTCTCCATCCTTTAATGAACCTAAAATATCCTTCATACCACCTTCTATATTTAGATTTTTTAATACATCTTCAATATTGACATTAGAAGGACTTGGAACCACATCTGCCTGAACTGTTGAATTATTATTTTTTTCTAAAGCAGAAGCAATCTTACTCATTTTAATGGTATCTGGACTTTCAGTTTGGCTTTCAGATAGTAGATAGAGTAACCAAATGGTGTCCCACATTTCTTCAATAATTTTTTTATTTGCATCACTATCTGAATTACTCAAAACAACTTCCATTTTCAATTTAGGGAGCAGAGTAAAACTAGTACCTTTGAAAAATTTTGGGTCACGTTTAACAAGCATGTTGAAATATTGAGGTTTTTCTTTATTAATTTTTGCAAAAGATGTGAGAAATACTTTCATTTCATCTTCACTCATATTAATTTTGTCTTTTTTTTCTGGATAAAGTTCATAGAAACTGTTAATTAGTTTTTGATATGTTAATTGAAGGTCAGATTTATTCGTTTCCTGGGTTGCCATATAATATATGATATATATTATCTATATTTAAATACTTTTAAATTGAAAAATTATCTTTTTTTATTTGAATTAATGAATTGCTGCATTTGATATTTTCTTTGAGCTATCAATTCATTCATCTTTGAATTTTGAACTTCTGGTTTAACTTTATCATCCTTTGCAAGATTTTTTGTGTTTCCTTCTGTAATTAATATATTTTGTTTAGCACCATTAAATTTGGTATTAGTAATTTTATCATCATCCTCATCTTTAAGATTAGCGAATTCATCACTATTTTTATTTTTATTTTTATTAACATTTGAAGCATTTGTATCACCATTGTCTGAATTATTAATCGTAATTTGGCGAACATTCTGTTTAATATTATTGGTTTTTTGATAAAAATATTTTGTATTTTCCAACCATGCAAATGCATCGAGACCAGACAATGGGACTGTAATATTATGCACTATAATTGTAGGAATAGTTGTAACATTTTGTGGAATATTTTTAAGTGTTAGAATATTGACGTGTTTGATGTCTGATAGGAGTTTAACTCTATCGGAATCTTTATCTTGTTTAGCGACATTAATTTCGTCTTGTAATTTGGCGATAAATGTGTTTGAAAACTGGCATTTATCAGAATAAAAGAGGATATTATTCATTATAATATAATATTTTAAAAAATATTATATTTTAAACTAATCTAAATTACAGTTTTAAATAATATAAATATTATATATTATTATTATAAATGAATATTGTTGATGCTATTTTGGAAAAAAACAAAAAATATATAATTTTCATAAGTGGACTTTTATGGTGGGACGAATTTAATTCGATTGTTGATGCTTTAAAAACCAATCTCAAATTTGAAGTCATATATATTAACCAATTAATTCCTGAAAATAAATTAATCACATCCTCAGATCATATTAATTTTACTGCTGCTAATGAAATTATTAAAGAGAAATTAGATAAAGACAAAGAGACTAAAACATATCATGGATATATAATAGTATCATATACTTTCCCTCCTGAACGTATCGATATTTATTCTGATATTCATGTCTCGATCCAGCCAAATTCTTTATTACAAACATCTCTAATTATTGACATAATTAAAAAAAGAAATATTCCCAGAATGGAAGTAGATATGCATATTGCATATTTAGTCAAAAGCTGGAAATCTAATAAAATTAGTAAAACAATAATAATTCAACCAGATTATGTTGAAAATATTAACAAATATTATAATTTTATGTTTGATGCCATCGTTGAAAATATTAATAAAAAATTATATGGAGAAAAAGCTGAAAATATGGGGACTGAAGAACAAACAAATGAATTAAAAGAAAAATATCCTCTACCTCCCAATCCCCAACCTATTCAAAATATATCTGATCCAGTTAAACTATCTAGTAGGGAAAAAGGTATTATCAATAATGGTATTGAACTTTCTAATTTTGTTACTGATTTAGATGATGCCGCATTTGACAAAATTGAATCAGAAGACAATAATAATGATGCCGAATTAGAGGCAGACGTTAAAAATAATACATTGACATTTGATGAAAATTTAAATCTAATTAAAAAAGAAAATAGTGAAGAGGAAGAGGAAGAAGAAGAAGAAGAGGAAGAGGAAGAAGAGGAAGAGGAAGAAGATGAAGAAGAGGAAGTAGAGAAAGATAAAGACAATATAGCAGGTGGATATAAAAATAAGTCAAAAGTCATAAAAAGATCGATGCCATATTATATTGGACGAAGGAAGATAAATCAAAAAAATTGATAATTTAATTAATTAATATAATTTAAATATAACAAATAATATATATATATAATGAGTTCATCAAAAGCAGTGTCAAAGAAAGAGAAAAAGGAAGAACGCCTTGACATATCAATAAAATTATTAGAAGAGTCTGATGAGATAGATGGATATGAGACAAGTTATGTGAAACTAAAATTTTCAGGAAGTACAATAAATACAGTAATAATGAATACATTAAGACGTGTAATATTGTCATTAATTCCAACATATGCATTTAATTCCGACAATATAAATATAACGAAGAACACAAGTGTATTTAACAATGATTATATGAGATTGAGATTGAGTAATTTACCGATATATTTAACAAAAGAATTGAATGATAAATATAGAAAGAAGAAGAACATAGATAATTTGAATGTAATAAACTCAGAAAGCACGCTTGATTTAGCGAAAGATCTAGAATACAAAGCGAATTTAGGTACAGCAGAGATTGATTTAACGGCTGAAAATTTTAAGAAACAAGATATTAGTAATAATTTAACAATAACAATCAATGTAAAAAACGTGTCAGACAATGATGTAATGAATGTGATGAGTAACACATTAGGTGTTAAATATTATTATGGAAAAGAACAGATATCACACATATATTCCAATCCATTATTAATTATTCAGTTGAAACCAGGTCAAGAATTTACAGCTTCTATGACATCTAATTTAAATATTGCTATGTATCATGCGACATATAGTCCGTGTTCGATGTGTTTTTATGAAGAAAAAGATGATGAAGGAAATGATATAGATTTTTCGGTATTATCAAGACGTCAAATATCTGAGAAAGACATAATAATTCGTGCTTGTAAGATAATAGAGAAGAAGGTAATGAATACTGGTGAGATATTTATAAACAGCATAAAAAAATATAATGCGGAGTCGTATAAGAACAATAAGATGGATGAAGAAAGTGCATCATCCGAACATTTAAGAGTAGGAACAATAGTTATACCTGGAGAGCAACATACGATGGGTAATTTAATATCAAGATATTTGCAGGTCCATCAAGACGTTCAATTTGCGGCATATAAGGTAGGACATCCTAACGTGAGTCAGGTAGAGATTAAGTACATATGCAAGACGAATATATTGTTGGTAATAGAGGATATAACGGATATGATATTGAATATATATGGTTCAATCAAGAGTAATATTGAGAAGATGCCAGATTTTGGATATAAATATATTTAATAATTAAATAAATTTTAAATATAATATTTTTTTTATTTCTGTTTAATATAATAATAATATGACTGAACTAAATAATAAAGTTAATTCAAAACTAAAATTTTATACAGATAATACGCCTGTATTAAGTCCAATTGTACCAAATAATATATTAAATAGCAATGCATCATCAAATTGGGACCCTAAAGTTTCATTCAGTAATCTTCATTCTGTTAATTCTAAAGAACAATCAATTGATAGATCTAAAGCAAACCAACCGAAAAAACAAGAATATTCTTCTGTTCTATTAGATAGACAATTTTCCCCAGCGATATTTAATACAGCAACAGATATAGAATCAGATTTAATCAAACCGACGGATTGTACTGCAGCCCATCGTATAAATTACAAAATAGACGATGTATCAGGATTAAATTTATCACAATACAGTTGGGCCCCTTGGCTGGAAACAAACGGACCTTCATTAGATGGGAATGATGATAATAAAATATCATTGAAGAATGCGTATGATTTATTGATATCCGAGGACGAGCATTTAAAACTATCTCAAAAATTCGGTCAAAGTTGCGGACAAAAAAAGAAGACATTAGATTATTCTGATTATCAAACTCCACCTAGAAAGAGTGAAGGTTTTGGTTTTGGTAATCCCAGTGATTATTCCAAGACATATTTAGGTCAGGATACACGAGCATATACCAATCAAAATGCGAGAGAGATAGATTTAACAGCTAGAACGATGACTCCACCGGAGACACTAAGAATAAATTATTCGAACCTGCCATATGAGTGGGAGACAAGGGAAGGAGTTACAACAAGAACATTTAAGAAAATGATAACAAATTTTCAGTAAAAAGTAATAATAAATAATTTTAAATATTTTAAATTATATATAAATTTAAAATATTTTATATTAATATAATAATAATATGTCAGGTATTCAAGCAAAATTAAGATATGATGAATGTGCTACAGTTCAAGCCGTTAATCAAAGCACTAAACAATTTAGAGATTATGATTTTTTAATTGACGCTCATGAGAACACATTAAAGAATAATTTAGTCGCTACTTGTGATGGTAAATTCGCTCATGTTGAATGCAAACTTTGCAATTCAAACAATGGTTCAATGACAAACACTCGTGAAAATGTCAGTTATAGAACTGATTTAGAGAGCGATTTATATGGTTTAACCAGATTAAATACCAGTTGTGATAGTCAAAAATTTGTTCCTTGCTATGCTGAAAACTGTGATAAGAAATGCGCTCAAAAAGGCGGTGCATCGAATAGCAAATGTGATAAATTCAAAGCAGTGTCAGAACCACTATTATGTGATAGAATGGTAGTGCCAACCAATATGAAGCCATATGTTGGTCCATTTAGATACAATTAAAAAAAACAATTAAAAATTAATTAAATATATTTTTTTTATAATATAATACAAAAAAAATATATATTATATAATTATAGAATAAATGAGTGGTATATTTAGTAGAAGTCGATACGATGAATGCAATAATAAAGAAACTGTCAATATTTCAGCTGGTCCCGGAATATGGACCAATAACACTATCCAAAAAAGCCCAGACGCTTGTTTTTCCATGAATGGTCCAAGAAACTCTCGTCTAATGAATAGTTCTGAATTAAACGTTCAATATAACAATGCGATTGATGTTGAAAGTTCGTTATATGGTTTAGATATTCCTCTAAGCAGATGTATGACACAAAGAACTTTAATTGAAAGAGATCAAAAACTAAACAATATTTACAACAACATGAAAGACAAAAAAGAGCCAGAAATCTGCAGTAATTTTCTTGATTTAAATTATACTCGTTTTGATGAGCCATTACATGCAAGTGAAATTCCATATCCTGCATTTGGATATCCTATAATAGATCCAAGAGAATGGGTATATTACGGACATGCTAAATTCCCAACAAATGGTAATGTGAGAGAAGGTTCTCAAACAAGATATGACACTAAAATGAAATTAGAAAAAATTAATGAAGAAGCACGTATTCGTGCAAGAAAATTTGATAGCATTAGTGCAATGAATGCATAAATAATTATAAATAAAATATATATTTTTTTGGATATTTAATATATATACATATATTAAATATGAGTTATTTATATAATGAAACTTTAGGTTCAACTATCTATGATAATAATTATACAGGACACGTTAATGAACTAAAAAATAAATATTATAAAGAACAAAAAAATAAAGCCCTTAATCCAATTCAACACAATATTATTACACCTTATTCTAGAACCCTCTTTAACACTCAAGTTATGGGACCCGCCGAAATTAATATCAAACAAGGCTCTAATGGATACAAAGATCAATCCGAATTAGAAAAAGAAAAATTTGATATGGGGTCCGCATCCAAAAGTCTCAAATATGAATCGGTTGGTTTTGACATGCAATTTGATTTAGCAAAATTTGATAATAGAGACGGTCCTACATCATTTAACGAATATAACACAACTGATACTCGTAACAATGTTAATCCATTAACTGACAGCCAATGGTCCAATTTTAAATCAGACAGTACTGATATGACATATGGTGTAGTTGATAAAAAAGATTTTTTATTTGAATCGATGGTACCATTTACAAGCAGACGTGAAACTATAATTGAAAATCAAGACAATTCGAATAGTTCTCTCTATTTAAGTAATTTTACAGGTGTTGGTCTCAAACCTAAGAAACATGAAGTCGAAGCATTCTTTCAACCTAAAGATTCTAAAAAAGAAACTCTGTTTGTTAATATGACCTCTGATGAAATTAGAGATCGATACATGTCTTCTAATAGTATTCGACAAAACGGACAACGACCTTTCGAACCAGAACAAGTTGGTCCAGGTCTTGGATTAGATAAATCAGTCCAAAATTTAGGCGGTCTTCGCGATGACACCCGTATCCTCTATAAAACTTCTAACGAACTTAGAAATAAATTAAACCAACAGGTAAGTTATACTGCACCCGTTAAACCTGGACGTTTGGGTGATGCTGGTACAACGGCTCAATCTTATGGTGATGTTAAAAAATATCGTCCTGAAACATTTACTGCATGGTCTGAAGATACAATATGGGCTGGACGTGGCGCTAATAACGCTCAACAAGCACCTCTACCTTACATTATGAAAGACACAACACGAATTAAATCTATGGAACAGATTGGTCCATCTCAATTTTCAGTTTCACAATTTTCTAAAAATGCATATGGTGAAACTACTGAAACGTTTCGACAAGAATTGGGTGATGTTCCAATTGTTTCATTCGGTGGATCTGTAAAAGGTGTAGGACAAGGTAAAGACAGTAGTTATCAAATGGTTGAATTACAAAGAGACACTACTAACCAACCATTTAATACTGTTGCTGCTCCGGCTCAACAAGGCTATGTGTCTGCTTATCTTGATGAAGCAAAAGGCACTGTTCGACAGGAAACTAATCAACCTTTCAATACAATGGCAACACCTTCACAATATGCAGTAACATCAATGTACTCTGATAATGCTAAAGGAACAGTTAGACAAGAAACTAATGGTCCTTTCAATACATTTACTGCTCCTTTACAACAATCAGTCACATCAATGTACTCTGATAATGCAAAAGGTACTGTTAGACAAGAGACAAATCAACCATTTAATACATTTTCAAGTCCGGCACAACAATCTGTCATCAGTGGATATCAAGACAATGCAAAAGGTACCATTAGACAAGAAACTAACCAACCCTTCAACACTTTCTCAAGTCCAGCACAACAATCTTCAATTTCTATGTTGTCAGATGATGCAAAAGGTACTATTAGACAAGAAACTAATGGTCCATTCAATACATTTTCAAGTCCAGCACAACAATCTGTCACTTCAATGTATTCTGATAATGCGAAAGGTACTGTTCGACAAGAAACTAATAAACCTTTCAATACAAATGTTGGACCGGCTCAACAATCAGTCATTTCTATGTTATCAGATAATGCTAAAGGAACTATTAGACAAGAAACTAATGGTCCATTTAATACAAATATGAAAGTGGAACGTCGTGCAATTACTGCATACTATACTGATGAAGCAAAAGGTACTGTGAGACAAGAAACTAACA